ACGCACGACGGAAGCATTAAAAAGCGTTCTGGTTTTTCAGCACTGACAACAGCAAACATCAGTGGTTCGACAGCAGGCATCAACGAAGGTGCTTTAAGCCTTGCAACAATTGAGAATCAAGCATCACAGACGTTGGCTCTTATCACAACTGGTTCAATTGTCGGCTGGTCACCAAACGTCGGAAGCTGGATGACGCTTGGCAAGCACACAGCATGTTCAATCGACAGCATTGGCATTGAAGCAGGCGTCAAAAACAAAAAGTCTCCATCTATGGACACGTTGTCGAATGGTGCAAACGGACAGTTTGACGTTTATGCTTGGTTTGTTGATGAGCCATCTGGAAGCATTCATTACAGCGTTATAGATTCACAAACTGGTGACAGGGTTGTCGATGATGTCGCTTTGACGTCAAAAGACCCTTCTGTTATCATCGAGCCCTGTGTTCGTGTTGTGACATGTGACAGAAGAACATACATCTTCTATTTTCAAGCTTCTGGTTCGCAACAAGGCCTGGTTTATCGATACCTTGTTCAATCACAACCATACAACATCTCTAATCCAACGCTGCTAACGTCATCAGCAGCATTCTACAGCTTAACATCAAGCCTTTATGGACAGAGGTTTGATGCTGTCGCTTTTAGTCCTACGCAAGAAGACAATCAAGGAGATGCTGTTGCAGTGCTTGGTTGGATAACTCCTTCAAACACGCTGAACTTAACATCAATTGATGAAGATGGCACAACATCAACAAGATACATCGGGGGCTTTGCTGCAGCAACACTTTATGGCATGACGACCATGGGCACTCGAGGCGTGTCAGCAGCAATGTATAATCTCACACCGAATGGTGTTCGTGCAATTGTGACAAATGCTTCACTGAACTCAAATCTAAGTTATCTCTACAACGCTGCTGACATTGTTGCTTCTTCATCAAATGCTTCACTTCGTTATGCTGGTGGCGTCATGACAAATACGTCTTCAGTTAAGTGGTATCTTTCATATCAAGCACCAATAGAAGGCGCTGGCTCTGGTTCATTCAATGGAGATGAAAATCACGGTTTTAACCAAATAAAATCATTCACAATAACGTCTGGCACGAATGCAGCAACAAGTGTCACATCTTCAATAGAGTCATACAAGCTTCGTGCAGGATTGTCTTCAAACCCATTCAGACCTTGGAAGACGTCTGGTGACACATCAAGACATTTGCTGGGCGTTTCACATGATGGACCCCTTCAGCAAACAAATTTTGTCTGTGACCAAAGTGGTTCTGTTGTTGCAAGACTTTCAATATCAGGTGAAGGTGCAGACCAAACACAACTTCCTCGATGGATTCGAAGGTTGCATGACACAAGCAAATTCACTTGCCCTTTTGTTTATTCGACAAGAATAACAGATGTTGAGGGTTCAAAGCTGACTGTTGCAAACAATGTGCAAGCGCAGACAATAGACACACTTCCATCAAGGTCAATGGTTGATGCTTCACATTCTCTGACAGTCTTGGGAGGAGGCTCTTTAAGGGCCCTGGACACATCGCATCCGTTTGACCTAGGTCACCATCTATTTCCAGACATAAGGGACCTCAACCCATCTGCGTCATCGACGTGGCAAAACTTCACGGTCAGTCCGTATCCTGGCCTCATCGCCTCAGGAACGTACTACTACAGGTTGACGTACGACAGGGTCGATGCACAGGGAAACCAGCACACGTCTGCAGCAAGCCCCCGTGCAAGGGTCGATGTGACGGGTTCATCAGGAACGAACGCCATCACGATAAGGCTGCCGACGCTCACGTTCGGTGATGACCTCGACACAGTCCTGATAACACCCTATAGGACAACTGTCAACCAGTCTGAGACCAGCCTGTTCTATCGGGTGACAAGCGCCAGCAACCCAGCGATAAACGACCCGCGACAGAGCTACATCACTATAGCTGACACATCCGCTGACTCAAGCATCATCGATAACGATATCATCTTCACGGCTGGAGGGGTGACGAACAACACAGCACCACCAGCGTCTGATGTCGTGCATTCGCACAGGAACAGGCTGTGGGTCGTCGAACGCGTCAGGGGCAATGACATCCTCTGGTTCTCAAAGGAACAGAACCTTGGCATAGGTCCTGAATTCAGCCTTGAACAACGCATCAGAGTGCCCTCAGATGGTGGAAGAGTTGCATCACTTGCATCTCTTGGTGACATTTTGCTTGTGCTCAAAGATGATGCAATATTTGCACTTGGAGGACGAGGCCCTGACAACACACAAGCTGGTGAATCGTTTTCAGACCCACAGCTGTTGAGGTCAGATGTCGGGTGCATAAACAGAAACAGCGTTGTTGAAACTCCATTGGGCGTCTTCTTTTTGTCACGTTCTGGCATCAAACTGATGGGAACTGGTGGCGATGTTCGTGACATTGGTGATGAAGTTCAAGATGCTTTTGACGGACGTTCAATTGTTTCTTCAATTCATATTGAATCAGACAGACAAGTTCGGTTTTATCTTGACGATGGTTCAGCGCTTGTGTTTTGTTATGACTTCAACAGATGGGTCACACATGAGTCTTCTTTGACAGCAATTGATGCAATCCAATGGAATGGTTCAACAACAGTCTTAAACCACAGCGCTTCGACAGTTGCTGTTTCGTCTGAAGAAGTCTTTTCAGATGCTGGCAACGCCTATGAATTTGCAATTCAAACACCATTCTTTAATCCTGGAGGAACAAAGCAGCAAGCAGGCGTTTGTCAGCGTGTTGATGTTTATGGAACAAGGCTTGATGCTTGCAATTTCCAAGTCACAGCAAGCTTTCTTGGTGAAACACACACAGAAAAGTGGTCAAGTGACACAACAACAATGGCTGTTTCTGGAGCCCTTGAGTCTCACCACATACTTAGACATAACGTTTGTCAAGGAATATCATTGAGGTTCTCAGACGGACATTCAACTGGTTCTGCATTTTCATTAGAGTGCGCACAGTTTAAAGTGAGGCCGATGATGAATCAATTTAGAAACAATAGAGTTAGGAGAATATAACAAATGAGCTTATGGGATACCATTGCGGGTGTAGCAAACGACATTGACCCATTCGCAAGCAATGATAAGAAACAAGACCCTGACCAAGCTGAAGCTGATTCACTTGGCATGTCACCTGAAGAAGTTCGTAGACGCCGCCAAGAAAAGAATGACCGTGCTCATAGGAATTATGAGATTGGCAATGCTTCAGCTATCGGAAAAGCAGGAGAACGTGAAAGACAAGCGGGAATGCAGAATGTTGCTGGCATCAACGCTGAACGTTCATCAGCTGCAAACATTGGTGGAACATCACTTGGAGCAGGTTCAATATATGAGGGTGATAGGGCTGCATTGATTAGACAATTGCAGGGAATGGCTGCTGGAACTGGTCCTTCGTTGGCGAATGAACAGCTTCGACAGGGACAAGATAGAGCTCTTGCGCAAGCTGCTGCTTTGCAATCATCAGCGCGTGGGCTTGGTGCTTCTGGTGGTGCTGCACAACTTCGTGAAACACAAGGAATAATTGGACAAAAGGGTGCAAGTGATGCTGCAACACTGCGTCTTCAAGAACAACTTGGTGCTATTGGCGGCCTGGGCGGAGTGTTGAACACTGCAATTGGACAAGAACAAGCTCTTAATCTTGCGAACGCTGGAATGCTTAACACAACTGCCGGACAGAATGCTGCATTCCAACAGCAAACGAGTCTTGCAAATCAACAAGCTGCAAACAACATGGCACAGTTTAAAGCACAACAAGAAGCGCAATATGTTGCAATGGGCATGTCACGTGAAGAAGCACAACAAAGAGCAAACATGGATGCTCAAAAGTTGATGATGGCTGGCGAACAAGCAGACCAAGCTGCTGCGCTGCAAAGGTGGCTTGCTGAACGCGCTGGTGAAATGTCGGAGAAAGATTGGGCAACACTTCTTGCTGGTGGAGCAGGTGGTCTTCTTGGCGGCCTTGGTGGTATCATGGCAGTTGCGGGCGGCTCAGGCGCGTCTGGTGGGGGCGCATAATGGACTTTATTGGAATGTTAAAAGACCAACTTTCAGGAATGCTTAAACCTGGAGGTACAAACATTGTTGAGCAGGGAGCAGGTGCAATTGGTGGCCCCGGTGCTCGTGCTGCAATGGAAACAAAAAACGCATATGGAAAAATGGGCTCTGTCGAAGGCATGGCACAAGCTGGAGGAATGTCTTCTTCTGCAGGACGCTTGGGTGGAATGTCTGCTTCGGGAATGGGTGGAGGACCACTCGGTCTGATTCGTTCTCTTCCCATCATCAGTGATGAAAGACGAAAGCAGGACATCAAGCCCTCAGATGGTGATGCCACAGCATTGCTTGAACAGCTTCGTGCCATGAAGTTTCGTGTTGATGATGGACAAGAACAACTCGGCATTATGGCTCAAGACGTTGAAAAAGCTGGACCAATGGGCAAAGCAATCGTCAGCGAACAATCAGATGGCACAAAGACGCTTGACGCGAGAAAGCTTTCATCAGCCACAATTGCTGCTTTAATTGAAATGAACGATAGAGTAAAGAAGTTGGAGAAGAAGTAAATGGCAAATGTTGATGATGTCTTGAATGGTCTTTCTGAAGAACAGCGTGCAAGATTAAGAGAGCTGACGGGCTTGAGCTTTCCCGTTCCCGTTCCCGTTTCCGCCCCTGTTTCGTCAAGCGCTCAAACTGTTCCTGATTTGTCAGCATTTCAGAAACCAGCGCCACCGATTGACAGAAATGAACTAAATGGACGGAGTGCAGGAAACATTGATGCTGATGTTCCGACAGACCTTAGAGTTCCACTATTGAAAGAAGCACAGACAGCTCCAGTAGTTCCAAGAGAAAGAGTGATTGGCCTTCCGCCTCCAGGATTTAGAACAGGAATTTCAATTGGTGATTATCAATTTCCGTCAGCGACAGATACGACACTGGGCCTTGCTCAATCATTGCAGCCTGTTGTTAATGAACA